GAACCTTGTTGACCTTGTGAACCCTGAACACCTTGGAAGCCTTGTTCGCCTTGATGCCCTTGATAACCTTGATAACCTTGTTCGCCTTGATGACCTTGTGCACCTTGAACGCCTTGCTCACCTTGATAACCTTGGAAGCCCTGCTCACCCTGTACACCCTGTACACCTTGGAAACCTTGAGCGCCTTGAGCACCTTTTTCTGCTATCTTAGTCCAGAATATTCCTTCGGCAGGAGTATCTCCGACATTTCCTCCGTTGGCATTTATTCTATACCAAGTCTCGCCAGCGTATGTAGCAACGTCACCAACGGCATAACTAGTACCAGGACCATACGCACCAGTAAAGTTCCATAGAGCATCGGCGCCTTGATCACCCTGGACACCTTGGAATCCTTGAACACCTTGATGCCCTTGGACGCCTTGATAGCCCTGTTCACCTTGTGAACCTTGCGGACCGACAATACCTTGATGCCCTTGGAATCCTTGTTCACCTTGATCTCCCTGTACACCTTGGTGTCCTTGAACACCTTGGAAACCCTGTTCGCCCTGTACACCTTGGAAACCCTGTTCGCCTTGACGACCTTGAGCGCCCTGCACACCTTGGAAACCCTGTTCGCCCTGATGACCCTGGAATCCTTGTTCACCTTGGTGCCCTTGCTCTCCTTGAACTCCCTGGAATCCTTGGTGTCCTTGATCACCCTGTACACCTTGATAACCCTGAACACCTTGGAAACCTTGAGCGCCTTGTTCACCTTGATGTCCCTGAGCGCCCTGTACACCTTGGAAACCTTGCTCACCTTTATCACCACGATCACCAGTTCTTACGAATGTAATCGTCACATTTGCAAGATTTGGTAAACTCGTAACACCAGTTGTATGTGCAATTGGAACTTCAAAATAATTTAAAGTATGTACATGCGATCCATTAATATCAAAGAATGCAAACTCATTTACGTTTGCAGTATTTGCGACTTTAAATGTACCTTTAATTGTCGATGATGAGTCGTCAATTGTTTGTAGATAATTGAATACATTAGCACCAGTATCATCGATGTTGTCGATGTACAATCTGGTTGCACCACTGAAATTAGTATTATCAAACTTTAAATTTGCAATACCAGGATCGGTATTTGCAGTATTTGTTAGGTAGACAAATTCAAATGATGCGCCGCCAAATTCGCCAGTATCACCTTTTGATCCTGTGCTACCTTGAACACCTTGGAAACCTTGTGCACCTTGTTCACCCTGGCGACCTTGTGCGCCCTGAACACCTTGCTCACCTTGATAACCTTGTGAACCCTGCTCACCTTGCACGCCTTGATGACCTTGAACGCCTTGTGAACCTTGTACGCCTTGATGACCCTGTACGCCTTGGAAACCCTGTGAGCCTTGTTCACCCTGACGACCTTGGAAACCTTGCTCACCTTGGTGTCCCTGTTCACCTTGCACACCTTGATGACCTTGATCACCTTGAACACCTTGGAAACCTTGTGAGCCTTGTTCACCTTGACGTCCCTGAGAACCTTGAACGCCTTGATGACCCTGAACACCTTGGAAACCTTGAGCGCCTTGTTCACCTTGATGTCCCTGAGCGCCCTGTACACCTTGGAAACCCTGTTCGCCCTGATGACCCTGGAATCCTTGTTCACCTTGGTGCCCTTGCTCTCCTTGAACTCCCTGGAAACCTTGCGAACCTTGTTCACCTTGAACACCTTGTGCACCCTGTACACCTTGAAAACCTTGTGAGCCCTGTTCGCCCTGTACACCTTGATGCCCTTGAATACCTTGAGCACCTTGTCTGCCTTGATAACCTTGTGCTCCTTGTTCGCCCTGTACACCTTGAGCACCTTGAACGCCTTGAGCACCTTGAACGCCTTGGAAACCTTGCTCACCTTGATGACCTTGAGTGCCTTGACGACCTTGAGCGCCTTGTACACCTTGAAATCCTTGCTCACCTTGATGTCCTTGGAATCCTTGTTCACCTTGGAAACCTTGTTCGCCTTGAACGCCTTGTGAACCTTGACGACCTTGAGCGCCTTGAGCACCCTGCACACCTTGCGATCCTTGAACACCTTGGAAACCCTGATGACCTTGAACGCCTTGTGAACCTTGTACACCCTGTTCGCCTTGTACGCCTTGATGACCTTGTGAGCCTTGAACGCCTTGTTCACCCTTCTGACCTTTTTCGCCTTGGCGACCTTGTGAACCTTGGAAGCCTTGTTCACCTTGTGGACCTTGATCGCCAGCTAGACCTGTGCCGCCAGTATCACCTTTTTGTCCCTTCTCACCTTGTACACCGACAACGCCTTGTGAACCTTGTGCACCTTGCACACCTTGGAAACCTTGGTTGCCTTGATGACCCTGTGAACCTTGTGCGCCCTGTACACCTTGAAAGCCTTGTGCGCCTTGAATACCTTGTTCACCTTTGTCGCCAAATTCACCCTTTTGACCTTTCTCGCCTTGAACGCCTTGTGAACCTTGTGGTCCTTGTAAACCTTGCGGACCTGATACAGCAACAATTAGTTGATCCCAACTCGTGCCGTTCCATTGGTAAATTACATCACCAACAGTAAATTGTTGACCAGGTGTAGGCGAATCTGGAAAATTTGGTATTGTCATTTAGGTTACACTGGCATAGAAATTCTTGAAATATTTAGGGTATTCACTGCGAACACAGGATCAAATAATAAGCGCATTTGTCCAGAACTAATGTCTGAACTGAACGAACCTAAGTATGACCCTGTTGTTACTGTTGCATATTCTGTCATGTAAGTTGTTGTTCCGTTATGTAACAACATCACTTCAGTTGCTTGATAATTTGCACCGCTCTTAATTTGAATTAAATATTTTACTGTTCTATATTCACTAACTGGTAAAATGTCAACAACAGTTTGTGCTGCTACTGATGTTGTTCCTGTGTTAGCAGAAAGTGTAATTGTATTTACTTTATACTCTGTTGCTTTAACAGTTAATCTACCATTTGATTCAATCAATGTGCTTGTCACATTTAACTTTGTACCATTTTGTAATACTGATACATTGCCTGTAAATGTGTCACCAGAGCGATTTGCTTTTTCTTGATTCAATGTATTCGCAGATGCAGCAGAAGCCGCAGTGTTTGCGTCACTGAATAGTAGGTTGCTTGAAGTATTTACGACAGGTGATGGTGTGAGCGATACCCATTGAGTGCTTGTTCCATCATTATAGTAAATGTAGAACTTACCAGTATTTGCTCTCCACCATAATGCAGTATTTGAATTTGCTGAACCAGGTGGTGTGTCTGAAATATAAAGTTCAGTGTTGCCATAAGCAGAAAGACCACTGCCGCCAAGTTTTGGATTATCAAATACAAGAATAACTTTATTATTTGTTGGATCGTCAGTTCCAGTAATAGTTAAGTTTGAAGAATTTGCTGATTGGAAATCAATTATTCTTCTTGAACCAATATCTGAACTGTCTACCTGAATTGGTGTTACATTTGCTACATTTGCTGTTTCATATGCAGCATTCGCTTGATCGTGAGCATCACCAGCAAACAAGTATGCGTCATTAGCAGTTACATAAGCACCATTTGCTTGATTGTAAGCATTATTGGCTTGATCGTATGCAAGCGCAGATTGTTGATTTCCAATTGCAAGAGTTGCAAAGGATGTATATGAAATGCCGTCGTCAGTCCATTCCCAATTATCAGAACTTTCATTCCAACGAATTGAAACGTTTGTGTTTGCGCCACGATTAACTGTGAGTAATGCATTGAGTAGAGGTTCGCCAGTTACATTTGAGTTAAGAACAATTTCATTGTCCTCAACTTTGATCATTGATACGTTGAGTACTGTACTATCACCAAGAACAGAAAGATTACCTGTAACTGTTAAGTCGCCATTGATTGTTGATAAGGTGGCATTTGAAACAGAAGTGACGCGACCTTTATCATCAACAGTAATTGAAGCAATGTTTGAACTATCACCATAAGTTCCAGCAATCACACCTGTTGTAGCAAGTCCAAATTCAACGTTAGCATTACCAGAAGCAGCGCCTGCACCAGCAGTAACACTTACTGTCACATCACCAGTGTTAACAAAATTAAGCTGTTGTTTGCTTAATGTTGACCCACCATTTGCAGAAACACGAACAGTATTTGCTGCAAGATTAGCAGTTGGTGATAATACATTATTAACATAAGTTCTTAGAGCATCAGTTTGCTCTATAGCATCTACCGCAAGCTCTTCTACAGTACCAATATATTGATCTAATTCATATACAGTATTTGCTGTCGCTGCTAATGATTTACTGTTACTATCAAGAAAATCATACAGCTGAACAACACCAGTTTGTGTTGTATTTGCTTCACGAATAGAAACATTTGCAACAACAACATTACTTGTGTTTGATGTACTGACTGATAATAACGAACCTCCAATCGTTTGAACTTTTAGATTTGCGCGTTCAGTTGTATCGTTAACCCAAGTTTGAACATTGTAACCAGCAAGATTGATTGAATTTGCAGTCAGACTGGTAATGGCAATTTCATCACCAACAGTCGTACTTACTTGAGTGTTGCCGAGGAACAATGTAGTTCCTGACAAATACAAATCGCGGAAACGTTTATTAGGTGTACCGAGATCGTATGTGACGTCTAGATCGGGAACAATATTTTGCGATATGATTGTTGCGGCAACATTCAAGTTGCCAGTCATTGTATCGCCAGCCTTCAATACGCGAGTATTTGCGTTATCGTTTGCTGTATTTGCTTGAGTGTATGCTGCATTTGCTTGACTGTAAGCAGAATTTGCTTGGTCATAAGCGGAGTTTGCTTGATTAAATGCGGCAATAGAATTTACATCATCGCCTTTAGCGCCTTGTGCGCCAGAATCGCCTTTGTCGCCTTTTGATCCTGTTGCACCTTGCGCACCATCAATGCCAGCTGTGCCTTGTGCGCCAGCAAGACCTTGTGCGCCCGTGTCACCTTTATCACCTTTTGTTCCTGCATCACCAGCAAGACCTTGTGCGCCTGTGTCACCTTTTGATCCAACAGCACCTTGTGCACCATCAACACCAGCTGCGCCTTGTACACCCTGAGCACCAGTATCACCCTTTGCGCCCACACTACCTTGTGGACCAGCAGTACCAGCTTCGCCTTTTTCGCCAGCAGCACCTTGAATACCTTGTGCGCCAACTTCACCTTTTGCGCCCGCATCACCTTGCGCACCAACAGCACCTTGTGTGCCTGCTAAACCTTGAAAACCTTGCGCGCCGACTTCGCCTTTCGAACCAACATCACCTTGTGCACCTACAAGACCTTGTGCGCCAGTATCGCCCTTATCACCTTTGGTGCCAGCAATACCCTGCGCACCTTGCACACCTTGCTCACCAATACCAGCAAATGTACCTGGAATACCTTGTGCACCCTGCACACCTTGCGCGCCTTGTACACCCTGAGAACCTTGTACGCCTTGGAAACCTTGATTACCTTGTGCACCCTGCACACCTTGCGCGCCTTGTACACCCTGAGAACCTTGTACGCCTTGGAAACCTTGATTACCTTGTGGACCAGATGCGCCAGCAATCGGAGTTCCACTACCAAGAACAACCGAGCCGATAGCGTTTTTATTCGTTAAATTGATTTTCATCTAGTTACCTGAGGTGTGACTGTTACTATGCCTTCCATAATTCTAATTGTCACATCTGTGGTATCCATCATTAAAATGTCATAAACGTAACGCCCTGGCTTGATATTGGCAGTAACTTCTGAAGCCATTGTTATCTTTAAATTACCGTTTGGACCATCGATGATGGTAACGATTAAATTTGCGGTTAGATTTGTTGAATAGTGAGACTTGCGAAGTTGACCTGTGAATGTATAACCAGCGACACTCATAGGAGTGCCGTCGTCATTTTTCAAATCCATATTTGTTTGATAATCAGTTCCCTGATCAACAAATAAGTCTATATAAGCCATCAATTATCTCTTAGATACTCGTATGTTAAGGTTTTTAGTGTGTCAAAATCAGAACAATTCACTATCCTTGTATCTGATGGCATATCTCTTAATTTTTGTTTTTTAGCGGCAATCGTTGTTTTTAACGCAACATCACCCGATTCGTCTGCTTTTTGATAATCTATGTCAAGTTGTTCTAAGTCTGCGCTTCTCATTGATCTGATATAATTCGCATGACATTCTTTAGCCTTTTCCATATTTATGGTAAATTGAATTGGAGAAGAAACGTCGTCAAAATTGCCTTCTAAAGCAACCCAGTAACCGACATTTGCACTATTTGAAAGTGCGACCTTATCAAATTCAGCTTTATCGGTTGGATTTTCTAAATCTACAACTTTATATTGAGAGTTTTCAGGAATATCTTTAGCAATAACCTGTTCCAAAGGAAGAACCCCTGTAGGCATTAAAATAGCGAAAGAACCACCATTATTCTTCAAATTATCGTTGGTATAAACAACTAATTTCATGTTAAAAAACTCCTAAAGATATTTGTTTATATTTATTCATCAGTGTTTCGCTTATTAACTGGTAGGTTTACTACCGACCACAATAACGCTTGCATCTTGTGATATGAAATATCGGGTTGCACGATTTCCTGAACTATAATTCCCAGACAATCCATAAGCAACTTCTACATAACTGGTGGTTTTATCGATCAGTTGCAAATGACCACTTCCAAGATAATAATATGTAGACTCAGCAGAATTTGGTTTTCTAGCGGAACCTATGACTGAAAAGTTCGCATCTGTCATTGGAGTCCCGAAATTAAGTCTGTAAACATAAACCGTAACAGGGTAAGCGCGTTTCCTTATACCAGGTTGAATGTAAGAAGATATAGTTATACTTGAAATGTTATTGCTCGAGGAAATGGTGGGACTAAATCCAGTAAACCCTCCACTAAAGTTTGCATAAGCTGAAACAAGTTCTGCAACTATTGCATCATCTCCAACTATTCCTGTATAACCAAGATCGCCTTTTTCGCCCTTTTCTGAAGCAGCAGCATTCGTTCCAGCATCACCTAAAATGCCCTTATCGCCCTTCGCTCCTTTTTCACCTTTTGTTGCACCTATTGATTCGCCTTTCTGACCTTTCTCCCCATCATCGCCAAATTGTCCATAACCAAACTCACCTTTGTCACCTTTATCGCCCTTTGTTCCACCGATAACTTCACCAGTTTGACCGATGAATCCTTGAAATCCCTGAGCTCCTTGTGTGCCTTGTCGACCCGAAACGCCTTGTGAACCTTGCGCGCCCTGCACACCTTGAACGCCAGGTTGTCCTTTTTGCCCCTTTTGCCCTTTAATGCCTTTGTTGCCATCATCAGGTAAAGATATTTCAACTTCAACATCAGTAACTTTTGTATTCGCAGTATTTGACGTCACTACAGCGGAAGCAATGCTATTTGCTAAAAAATTCAATCCACGATCAATGCCTTGAAATACACCTTCAACATAAATTGGAGTTTTGGAAGGATATGGATCGCCTTGAATCCAACATTCTCCAGAATTGTCACCACCAACAGTCAAATCAGTTACGATAGTGTTTTGGCCAATAATCAATGTATTTGAAATTAAATATTTTGCAGATAAAGTATTTGCAATTTCTAAAATAACTTTTGTATTTGAAAAACGCGCATCATCACCATGATAAAATGCTTGATCGTGGACAATTTTAGTTTTTGTGGTAAAGTTGTTTTGAACGTTTGCATTTGCTGCAACATTCAATGTAATGCCTGTTTGTTTGTCCACAAACAACGCACCATTATTAATGATAAAATTCTCACCTTTATCTTTTACATAATCTCCATTACGAAGATCATTAATAGAATTAGCAAGATCATTTGTCGCACCACGCCAATCGCTGAACGTGTTGCTTAATGTTATGTGTGATATATTTGCATTAGCCATTTATAAAATCTTATTCTCTCACAACGATAACGTCAGCTTGTGATGGTATGTAGTAAGTGGTTTCGAGGTCAGCTGCACCAGTGATCGCAAAAGCAACGACAACATAATTTGCATTTCGACTTAAAAGTTGCATATGACCAGATGCACTATAATAGTAATTCTTAGGCTCAGTTCCATAAACATATAACATTTCAGTATTGTTTGGTTTTCTTGCAGTACCAGCAACGGCATAGTTTTGATCAGTCATTGGAGTTGTGAAATTAATTCGAATTTGAATCAGTGGGGTGGCGAGACCCCAGAATCCACCATCATAATTTCTATCTGACGTAACAGTAATGCTTGAAACATTGTTTGAACCATTAATTGTTATTGGGCTTGCTGGTACAATATCTCCTGGTAACATTGCTGAACCTGTAAATGAGACGTAGGCTTTTACAAGTTGAGTTGTACCAGAAGGTGTTCCCTTGTCGCCCTTTGAACCTTGAGCGCCTTGATCGCCCTTTGCGCCTTTGTCTTCTGATGTGCCAGCAGTACCTTGATTACCTTTGTCGCCTTTATCGCCTTTGTCGCCAATATCACCACTGCCACCAACTTCACCTTTTTGACCTTTTGTTCCTTGGAATCCTTTGTCACCTGCGCCTTGTTCACCCTTATCGCCTTTTAGTCCAACACCACCAGTTCCAGGTTCACCCTTACCGCCCTGAACGCCCTGATGACCTTGCACACCTTGGACTCCTTGAGCGCCCTGAAATCCTTGAAATCCTTGCGCGCCTTGTGCGCCCTGAGCGCCTGTGTCTCCAGGTGCACCCTTATCGCCTTTAACGCCAGGATTACCAGCAGTGCTTGGTGCATCAAAAACAATGTCAATAATTTTTGTATTTGAAACGTTAGCGACAGCAGTAATTGCTCCGATGCCAGTACCACGGAAATTTAAACCTCTGCGTGTGGCAACAAAAGTTCCATCTTGATAAACTGGAGTTCTTGAGGGTTCAGGATCTCCTTGAATCCAACAGTTACCATTTGCATAACTTGAACCAACTGTTAAATCTGTTGTGATTGTATTTTGACCAGTTATAATCGTATTTGAAATTAAATTTTTAGTAAAGATAGAATTGGCGACTTGCACATATGAACAGGCATTAGTGAATTGAGCATTAGCGCCATTTACAGTAATGTCATCTGTTGCTACAAATGTCTTAACAGTTAACTGATTTGCAACAGAAGCGTCTGAGGCAACAACGAGTGTTGTGCCCGTTGGCTTGGCTATGATCACATTACCAGAAGCAATAATTAAGTTGCCTTCATCTTTTACATAATTACCATTACGCAAATCGTTTGTGGAATTGGCAAGAACGTTGGTAATAACGCGCCACTCATTAAACGTATTGTTTAATTGTAATTGTGCTATATTTGCATTAGCCATTCGAATTCTCTACCTTTTCTATAAGTTTTTTCATCATATCCTTCAAATCATTAATCTCATTTTTTAATTCTTTAATTTCTTTTTCTTTTTCTTTATTTTTCGCAAGTTCGCGTTTATATGCCTCATCTTTCGATACAGCCTTACGATCTGTATTTAATAATGCCATCGTATTGATGTCGCGAATGAAAGGAGTATTTTTCACTTTGACGTATGTCATATTAACCCTTTGGTGTTGCGATCGTACGCATATCAAGAATACTTGGATATACAGTTGGATCGGATGAAGTTAAAGCAATTTTAACTGCGAATGTTTTAAACTTACCGCCAATTGGATATGTGACATTATTTTCAACATATTTCAATTCTCCACTTTCCAACGTTGGACGGAACTCAATTTGTACAGGTGTTTCCTGATCTTTACTTGTGAAGTCCGTAAACTTCTTCATTATTCTCCATGATTTATTTGTAAATGGATCAGGATCTGATCCCGAAAGAACCTTGTAATAAACATGAATATCCGTGCCAGGTGGCTTAATTGCACGCAAGTAAACGCGCATGTCACCAGCATCAAATCCATCAGCAAGAACAATCTGTTTCGAGATATATTTACTAAAGATATTTCCACCGTTTCTTCCAGTCTCACCAGAAATTGTTGCAGTTGCTGTAGTATTGCCAGCAGAAACTGCTGGTGCTGCAATTGTAATTGTTGGTGTAGTGATATAACCAAATCCTGGATTATCAATTATAATATGATCAATGGTATTTGCTAATGGTGATCCAGCCGTATTATTTCTTACAGCATAACCATTAGCACCCGAACCATTACCATCTGGATCAACAATGGTTATTGCAGCGTTCGTAGTATAACCAGTACCAGAATTAGTAATTGAGATTTTACCATTTGAAATTCCAGCATTATTAATAACATTACGCATTGCAATAATACCAAGACGTTCGCGATTGATAATTGGCGAAACATCTGCGTCACTGGTTATCATTTCCAATTGAACATTAATGCTTTGTTTAGAACCTGCACTCAAAATACGACGTCTTGAAGAAGTTTTAATTGACGTGCTCAAATCTCCACCAAAACTATAAACTCTATTTGGTGAAATTGTGATGAAGTCAGCATCCATTGCCCCAGTGTTTGCAGATTTAGTTTTAATCTTATAGTCAATATCTGTAGTTGAGAATGAAGTGCCTGTTGCATGCAAATACATACGATCCATTAACACTAATTTGGTTACTGGAGTGTGTTGGAAACCAACTCTAGCAATCGTGTCTTTAGTGAATGAACATTTATTAATCACAAACATTAAGTCTTGATTTTGATATGGCGTCCATGTAGAAGCATTTTGAGAACGGAAGAATGAACCGACATATGGTTGTTCAGAAACACGTCTTGGTGGATTTGAACCAAGAACGTCCTGACCCAACTCAGAAATAAACACTTCATAATCTGGAGATTCAGATTGAACCACCAAAGCATACTCAGTATCTGGTGCCAGATATACTGGATCTGGAAATCTGAATTTAGTCAATGTTGATGGATCATTTGCGTCTGGAATGTCAGAAGTTACAACATCTTTCCATTCAACAGTTGCGACAGAAATAATTGTTTCTGTTGGGAATCCATTCAATGTCGTTACAATGCGACAATTAACTGGGAATTGAACACCGTCAATACCATCAACATCAGTGCCTGATTTTGGTTTTGCTTTGAAAAACAAATCTACGCTGCTGATAAAGATACCATAATTTTGTTTTGGACTTTTTGGTACTGGTGTGAAGAATGTTTGAGCCACTGGATCGCGACGACGTCGGCGTGTTGTTGGTGGCTGCTCTCTTGGTGGAGTAACAATCTGAGTTGGTGGCGTTGAAACTGGTGGTGTAACTACAGTATTAACTATACCAAGTGCAGTATATTTTGCTGATGCATATAAACCAATATCACTATCTTTAGCTGAAGTGCGATCTGTTATTACGAAAAGTTTTTCGCCAATAGTAAATTTGAAGTTTGGTGTTTCTGGAATATGGAAAATGCCAGGAACTGTTCCAAAATCATCAATGTAAGATTTGCCAATTGAATATTTGGTATTTGTTGAAAATTCAATTGATGGTGCAACGTTAAGTACAAGTTCAGCTCCATTAATAACATTATCAATTGTACGAGCCTGACCCAATCCAGTACCAGAAGCAACGTAAACCACATTTCCAACAATGGAACTTGAAACGTTCGTTGAGGTGAATAGCGTTCTGCTATTTCCACTATTTGCGCGGAAAACAATGCCTGAGTTATGTTCTGAACTTACAATCGTAAGTGTATTACCTGTGTCGACAGAACGAACAACTTGTGATGCTGCAAAACGATTATTTGCAACAACGCTGGCTAAATTTGCTGTGAATGCGTCACCTAATTTATAAACTATACTTGTTGCATTACCAACAGCAACATTACCAGAAATAGGAGACATTACAAGAACAGCATTCGCATGATCCCAATGTTCAACTCTAGCAATAAATCTGCTGTCAGCATATGACCCTGGATTTGTCGCATTAGTTTGATACACAATATCATTTGCAGCAAAATTAGTTGCCGAAAAAGATCCAACAACAAGCGACATATTTGCAGTAATGAAATTCTCATTCAAATAAAGAATGTTATTTGCTGTAGATACAACTTTAGCATATGCTTTTGTTGTGTTATTGATTACGCCGCCATTTTGACCAAAATTGGAACTTGCGACGTTTTGCGAAACTACTAGTTTAGAAGGTTTTTGAACAAAGTTATTTACAGCAACATCATCAAAGAAAAAATTAACTTCTTTGTCTGGGCGTAAATTTGTTCCCACAAATAATACTTCTCTCCCACGAATATGTGGAACGACTTGAGTATTAACTACTGCTCTTTGCGTTGTATCTGTCATTTTTTATACCTTAATTACTATCATAACGATATCTTAAGAAATCCACATCAATTGATCTACCACTAGTGCCTCTTCTTGAAGAATCCACTGCAATTGAATTTTCCACGACTAATGGATCCATTCCAGCACCATTAGTTGGCTGTTGATCTGTTGATCTTCCGAAGAATTCCACTAGAGAAGAAATAGGGCGTTGACCATCTACCGTTCTCTGAGAATTTACTGTTGCAGCAGGTTCCGAATTCAATACACCCCAAACAACTTCTGTTGAATTGTCCGCCAACGTTGGAACATTAACTCCAGAAGTGGCAGCAAACAAGCCACCAGTCAATTGTGTTGAGTTAAATGGCACAAGTGAAGAAAGTAGAAGGTCTGTTGATAAATTTACTGGGAAGATTGTTGAATTTAGAACTCCTGGTTGCGTTGCAGCATTTACAAGGTTATTTAATCCACGAGAATCGCTTGTTTGATTTGTTGTGGTTGGTGTTAATTTCTCAGAAACAAACACGTCAGTTTCTGGATTAAGTTTTAAATAACCATCAAAACGAGCAAATTCATAAGGCTGAACCGTAATTGCTTTAGTCGCAGTTGTTTGCGAAATTGCAGGTTCTTCCGTAAAATTTAAAGTGATAGTTTTATCATTTATTTTATAACCACTTGTACCAGAAATTGCTGATGAGTGTATTAACTCAAGTGGTGTTTTTTCAGTATATGGTCCTAATGCCATCTTAAACTCCCTTATTCTATTGACGCTAAGAAGTCGTCATTAGTAATGTCTGCAGTCAAAAACCCTTCAAACGTATCTACAACAATACCATATTTTTCTTTTTCGCGTAAATTATCTTCATACAATATTGCTGTATCTGATGCGAGAGCCTCTATTTGTGTCAATGACGTATAGATTTCTAATGCTTCGATTCTCTTTTCAAGAGTACCAATATCTCTCATCGTATATCGTTTATTTTCTACATACTGCAATTTAATTTCTGCAACATTTGCCGCATACGCAGGAGAATTGATGACATACAATGTCATTGCGTCATCTGAATCGTTTGGTGGAATTGGATTTACGGCAGAAGTTCCTCTGCGAATCTTAAATTCCTTATCTTTTGTTAGAATCAATTTATCAATTCTTGGTAAATAGAATTGATATGACAATTCCATCACTTCAGAAGGTTTCTGTACCCTATTTCCAAAGAAAGAAACGGATGGTTGTCCTACTGTTCTGGTAGGTCTAAAGTCAACGCAATCGCGTAGATTGTAATATCCGCCATTTTGGCTATAATAAATTGGGATTGCACCTGATGCATACTCTGTTGCAGGATAAGAATCCACATTGAAGTAACCAGATGCAGCACCAGCAGAGTGATCGTAATATTTTAAGAATACGACAATTTGTCCCTTTGGTGCATTGTAACCTGGACGGAGTGTAATACTTGCGTGGTCATATAAGTTATCTCTTTGACCACCATCAAGGTAATAATGTTCAGTAATGTCGATTGCATTAACAGTATTTGGCGCATAATTAATATCACCAGAATCATAAACTTTGATAAGTTTAACGACGTCAGGAACATAAAGACTCATTGGAACGCCTGGTTCACTTTCAATTGGTCCTGCGCTTGTAAACCAAACATGTCCTCTGGTCGCATCAATTTTAACAGAAGCGCCAATTGGTGCGCCCACGGAAACGCCATTGCTTGGTGTGTCGGATGCAGTCAATACAGTGTTTGATGTGTTTCCAACAACATTTTTTCTTCGACGAGCAACAGATTCTGTTTGTGTGTCATCAACCTTAACTGTCATCAAAACGTCAGCAACAATTGCTGCGCCAGTGCCTGTGTAAATTGTTATTGATTTTTCATTAGTTTGGAAGATACCAGAAGTGCCAGTCGTTAAATCAATAATATCGCCGTTTGCATATAATGTTGAACCTGAGTTACTACGAACAATAGCAATAACATCTGTATTTGCTTGAGTATCTGAAACAAAACTTCCAGTTCTACCAAAAGTAAAGGATTCACCAGTTGATAGATGTCCACCACCGTCGGAAAGAGTAATCTGACCGTTGCTTGTAAACGTTAAGTTAGTCAATACCTTTCTGTGGTAAAAATCAGCATTAGTGATCGATCCGTTAGCAACATAATTTTGACCCAAGCGGAAGATCATCGTATTCAAATTAGTGTCAGTAATGTAGGTATTGCTTGTAGAGTCTTTACTATCTGGATGAACATCCATAGTTGCATATACACTACGAATAGTATTCCAATTACCATCAGTAGCAGAAGGTGCATAGGTCATAGAATTCAAATCTTTAATTGAGAAATCTAAACGACCTGTGCCACTTGCTGATGTAGTAAATGGTGATGCAACTGTTGCAGTTCTTGTGCTACCAACATAATTAACAATTTCTCTACTATCGCCAGTAGAATCTAATGTCACTATAACATTAGTGTATGCGTTGTCTGTTGAAGAAAAATCTGAAGGTAGTATCAAAGTTGAAGATGTGCCACTTACAACAGTAAAAGAAAGTGGTTGAACATTGGCTTCGCAAATATATGCTTTATAAATCGTAGCAGATTCTCTATCAAAATTGCGAATCTTTGCCGTTCCGATTCTTGTGTTTGCATATGTTCCAAAAGAATATTTGTCTACATTCGCGCTATTGACGCAATGTAGATCAATTGTTGGTAGAGCAAAGTTGAAGAAACCTTGATTACTTGAATGTACATTTGCAACATACAAGTAATTTCCATATTCAATGTTTAAATCAAAGTCTGTAGAAGTTTGTTTATCGCGAGCCTTTGAAGCAAGCAATTGAGTTGGTCCGACTGTCTCGAACTCAAATCCTTTAACGTATGCCTTACCAGGATCAAGATTGATAATATAAGTGTTTCCTGTTGCATCTTTAGTATTTGCGCTTAAAGTTGCACGGAAGTTTCTTACTGTGTAATCACCTGATTCATCAAAGGTACGACGAGCAAGAGTTTTTTCCAATTCAGAATAGATTGGGTATTTGACTTGCTTTGTGATAATACCATTTTCAACACGGAGCAATTCAAAGAAGCGAGATTCATCTGTTGAATTAAGAGCTCTTGTTGTTAATTTGAGAGAAAATTTATAACGATTTGCTCCAGGTGCTTGGTAGTTGAATGAGCCAAGTGCAGGATCTAGTAATGTAGAATCTTGAGACGCATCAACGATGTCATCTTCAATTTGTAAACCAATTTTTGCAGAAGGTGTAATTCCATATGGATCTAAAGTAATTGTTTGTGGCAATACTTTAACGAAGAAACCGCTTGCATAAAAAACGCCTTCTTCGATACTTACTGTTGTGCCAACTCCGACTGCGTCAGTCAATATTGTTTGAGCGTAATATGTGGTTGCGCCGACGGTTCGGAAAGTCTCATTGTTGACCAAAGAACCACGCAACATCTTTACCATTAAAGTTGGTGAAGTTCCTGTTGCTGTTGGCGCAAATGTAGCAATGACGCGACCACGCTTAACTTCGCTACCGCTATTATTGATAATTTGTTTATTTAAAAAGTTGTCGAGGTCTACGTCTTCATTATTATAAGTTGGTAAAATTTTAACATATGATACATTATTGTCAATGGTCAGCTGACCGCCAACTACAGGACTACCATCTTTGAAAATATGATCGCCGAACTTCTTAATTTGATCTTGAATGATCGTTTGAAGTTGCGTCAATTCTCTCGCTTGGACAGCGTACTCTGGACGAAACAATATACGAACATAATTATTATCTTCGTCGAAGTCGTCATAGTATGGTTCAATGTTAAAAAAACCAATTGCCATTTTTTGTACCTACTATTAAATCTTTACAATTAAACGAATAACTTCAGCTTGTTGGTCATCTCTCACTATCGGGCTGCGATTATCAATATAAAGTAATCTGCCCGTAAATGGCGAAACCTCAGTGTCTTCTTGAGTTATGATTGAAGTCTGAGTACCAGTCGTTCTGCCTACGATTGGAAGGTTTAAATCGACCGTTCCACGCGTGTTGTTTAAATGAAGTGTTTTCGTATCATAATCCCAATGAACTACTGTGCCTGTAAAGGTTGCGTTTGCAAAAACGTCGCCTTGATAGACAGTTTCGTCTAAAGCATATTTATTGCCCGAGGATGGAGCAACTAATCCTAATCGAGTAGTGGTAACGTACACCAAATCATTAGCGAACGCTGTTGTCGTTGGATATAATCTTGGATTTAAAAGCAATCCAATTTGTCTATAATCGAGTTTCTCATCACCAGATATTGTTGGTATTTTTCCACCCTCGTCGCCGTCAAGTTCGACGGCAATCATTACATGAGATGCACCCAATTCATGAACTGGATTTGAACCATGTCCATTTATAGGGGCAATTTGAACATCGAATTCGGCATTTGCACCAGTTGCACCTGTATCGTCGATAATAACATTAGCGTATGAATAACCGCTTCCACCATTTAAAATGTTCAATCCAGTAAAGACGCCTTCTTCGATTTTTGCTGTTACATTGGCTTCTGTTCCATCACCTTCAATGGTAACAATAACTGCGGAATTGCTATTGCCTCCACTTATGTAACCATCTCCCCCATTAAGGATTTTAATTACGTCGATGGAACCTGCACCAGCCGTTCTAGCAACTAGACTATCCGTCAACACAGGCATCCAATCCTTACTCATAAACTTCAATTTTTTGCTGGCTGGAATAGTGTAAAGATACTTCCACTTATAACCGTCGCCTAATTCAATATATGGGTTTTCTGGGAGTTGACCAGCTACCGTTATTTCTGGCATAATTGTAGAGTTGGCACCATCATTATTGAACAAGCATTTGAACACTTGATCTTTTGTATTTCTAACATAGAATTGTTGAGAATAACTTGGAGAGCCATTCACTATAGAATAAGCAGCGTTGGAAACGATAGCCGCTGTACTAAATTTGTTATTTACTGTTAGGTATGTGTTATTGGCAATATTAATGACTTCGCGCGAAACGCCATTAATCTTTATAATTCTATTATTTGAAACGTTGGTACTAAATTGTGTATTCCTACCAACTACGATTACGCTATTTGCCGCAACGTTTACTGTACCTTGAATTTGTGTAGTTGTGATTGGCGTAAACAAATCTGTACCATCATCATATTCATCATATGGCGTATTATTAGCCCAATCTTTTCTTGGCACGATAATTTGAATATCTGAGCCGATAATCTTTTTCATCGCAATCATATCGCGATAAACTTGATTCGTATAATTTGTAGTTTCTTCAGGAGTTTCTACGCTTGTGTCGTTGGTACTCCAAGTGACTGGACGACCTATCGTAACATAGGTATTTGCTACTGAACTTGCAAATATATCGTCGATTCTTTCTACGATTGAAACACCGAAACTTTTTAAAATTTTACTGCTCATTTCTTTTTAAATCCCAGGAATGATTTTATAGTCAACTTCTTCATAAAATGGCGAAACGACATAAATCCTACTATTTGCATTTACGCCATCAAAATTTGAATTGCATGTAATACGTTTAGTTACATTGTTAATAATACTAATTTCTTTCGTTACGATAACAGAATTTGATGAATTTGATGTGTTTGCCACATTTACTGTGATTAGATCACCAACCGCCAAAAACGAACTTAAAGCAATAGAAGTATCATAAATGGTAATGATAGCAGTATCGTTACCAACATTTGCACGCCCGAAACCAATAAATGATAAGTTGCTTTCTAATTCTAAACTTGTATCACTATTGACTTCTACGATGTATTTAGATTGCTCTCTATAAGTGTTTCCTGTGTCAATAACGATAATATCGTTTGCATTAGCTGTAGAGGTGAATGTAGTTCCAATTCCCTCTATTGTTAGTGATTCGCCGTTAGCATTTACTGTACCGATTACAGGCGCAATAATTGCGACATTAACTGTCGTTTCTTCAGCCTTAAATTCTAACTCGCTGTTGATATTATATTGCCCGAATAATATACCACCTGCAGAGTGCAATATTGCAAGAACTGCATCCTTATATTTGTTCAACGCTTCTTCAACAGCCAAAACATAAGAATATGTTTGATATTTTCTCGGACCCTCTAACCTTTTATCGGCGCTTAAGAATCCATCAGTGTTCAAATAATAACCATCATAATTAATTAAGCCATTTGCGAATTCTACATTCGCTAACGCTCTGCCGTCGCCATAAGTTGTTACTCTATATGCGCCGTTTGAATATTGAGCAATATTGAACGTCACATTAGATGAGGAAACGCTATTTGCTGTTGTAAAGGTATTTTGTACGTTTAAAGTTCCTGCGTAATTGTAGATACGAAGTATTCCTTCAGCATCGTCATAATAATCAATCAATGCAGTAAAGTCGGTCGTAGCCCCTGTATTTTGCCAAATACGGTCACCAGAAACAATAATTTTATCAATGGTATCTTCTTTTTTAATATAAACGTCTTTAATCTTTAACGATACCTCTGGCTTTGAGATGTAGTCAAATCCACGTTGAACGATACGAAAATCTTGAATTTCGCCATTACCCTCAACTACTGCATTAGCGATTTCATTATTGCTGAGTATACCAGCACTCAATATTGCGCCAGAACCGCCTGATGTTTGAACGCTTACTGTCGGCGCTTGATAGTACCCTTCGCCTCTTTCTGTTACGGTAATTTCAGTAATATTACCAACACCACCCACATCAGAAACATGTGCATTGGCGCCATATCCAATTGATGTTGAACTATTAAATAAAATTAAATCGTTGATCGAATATCCTGTACCACCTGAGATAATTCGAACGTTAGCCACCTGACCTAAATCCTTCATTCTTGGGCGGTTTTCAACAAAAACTTTTACATTTTCGGTTATTGGTGCAGAGAATGTGCGGTCGACAACAAGTAAAACTGATCCATCATCTTGCGGAACAGCTTGAACTATCTTACGAAGTTCTCTTGTAGCACGACTATTCTTTTGTACAATCAAGACAAAAGAACCTTCATAATACGTTATTGGTGTTGTTGACAAATAAAGCGATCGAGTGTTTGGTCCTGCTAAAGGTGTGGTATCAACTTCAATCATACCATCTTCGTCTAACACCAAATCACTACCATAAAAAGTTTCAAATTCTATTTGAGGTGGTGTTATGTAACCAGCACCACTTTGTCTTACGTCTACTAATTTTAAAGGTGCAACTTCTACGTCAGAGAATGCAAAGGCTTGTTCAAGAGTTGTGGCGATAGTTGAAGTGCCAACATTCTCGAACAAAAAGTTTGCTGCTTGTAGTTCAGTGTCTTTTTTGAATTCAATTGTATCTGTGTTCACAGTTATTGATACTGCATTATCAGTATCGACTGCACGAACATAGATATTCGCACCATGACCGTTTGTTGGCGTTAAGGTTGTGACATAGGTATTAGTGAATGTTCTATATCCTAAACCAGCGTCAATTAAATCAATAGTTTCAATACCACCGCTCGTTACATTTTTGACAAAGGCTTCCGCTTTAATTGCATCAGGAGCATCAGACAAACCGCCATAAAAAACTACTGGGTCGCCAGGGTATGTGATGGCATTTGTATCGGGATCAATTTCTAAACCGCGATATTTTGAGCCGCGACGATTAGGATTGATTCTTAAATTAGAAATTGATCCAATGATCTTTTGACGAATACGTTGTGCAACATTGTTTGCGTCAACATAATCGATAATTGCGTATTCGCCCGCATTAAATGGGCGATCTAAATTTGAAATAAACATTTCAAGGATCTGACGACCCGAATCGCGATCTATTGTTTTATATGCATTTTCAATAATACAAAAGTTGTTTGAAGTTTCTCCATACAACTTTCTCTTAATTAAAAGATTTGTATCTAAACCATACAACTCATCAGACGCTGTAATGCGGATTGCTTGCGGTAATGTCCACTTACCGTGAGACGTTTTTAGAATGTCTTCTTTCGGATAATATATTTCGACATCTTTATTATACAAAACGCGAAACAAGAATTTATATGCAGCTATACCGCCTTTTGTGCTATACAAATCTTGTATTTGTTTTACGAGTTTTTCGCGGTTTAAATTCGATGTTGTACCTGTACCTGTTGTACCTGTGCCCGTTCCGCCATTAGGATCTTGTTGATCTTCTGGCGGAATATACTTTAAATAATTTTTTAAGAATTGATCGTTAAATTGAGAAAGTGAACTGTCGATTTTATCAATATCGATAGCGTCTCTTAATGCTTTATTATAGAATATCACACCACCTTCATCAGAATCTTCCAACCATTCATAATATGCTTTTAGAAAAGCAACAAATTTTGGATGATCTTCTGCGACGAAAGATGGTACTTGAGTATCAATTAAATTGGATATATTTTCAAATAGTTTAGTCATTATTTGGATATTGGTGTTAATCTGACGGAGATACTTTCAGGGTCGTCATAATTCAACGTTAAAATCTTATTCTGATTTGATTCAAAAACTGTATTTTCTGGTTTTGCGTGAATGCTTAATTGCTTAAAGTCGTTGAGAACATCTAATATTGCCAATTCACTGATCGTAACTTTACCTGTTGTATAATCAATTGTGCCAATACTTTCGTTTACGAAAACCTTTATTTGATTATCGTCAAAATAGTACATTCTCAAATTACCAGTTTTGCCCTGAATGACAACTTTTGCAGAAGCACCTCTAGCCTCTGAACCACCACCAGAAATTCTAGCGACTGCAGTTGTATATTCTGAGCCTCGTTTGATGACATTAATTGATCTAATTCTACCATTTACGACAACTGGTTGTGCAGTCGCGCCAGTGCCGTCGCCGATAATTTCAACAGTTGGAGTTTCAGTGTACCCAGTACCTGGATCTAAAATTTCAACTGTATCAATTCCTGAATATGAGAATGGTACTTCTTCAATAAAGCAAGTACGAATCACATTGCTTGTATCGGCAATTTCAAATCCTGGAGAAGAATATAAACGATTTTCTGTTGTTCCACGAGCAAGTGGAATACCAAAATCTAAAGTATATGAACGTCTATTATTCAAGAAAGGTTTAAATTTCTTTTGTATAAAGATATTGAGTTCATTACTCAAGATAGCAGGATCTGAGTCGTCAATCTTTCTTGTTAAACGAGATGCTCTAAATGTTGAATTGAACTTATTCAATTCTTGATTTACAAAGGTTGTAATCGCAACTTTTATCGCACTTTCAATCTGAGGAGGTGTTTTGTTTGTTCTCAATGGATCATAAGTTGCACGAACACCAAAGTTCAAATAGTTATAATCTGCATCGATAAATTCTGGCGTAACAGTCAAGATACTGATTGGTTTGAGAATTTCTTCTTTAAGGAAATTCTTTTCCACTTCTGTGATTTCAAATCCATCTCTTGGTTTGGCGGAAATGAATACTCTACCATATTGTGGTGGTACCAATTCTTCGCCGCCCCAAACTGTTACTGAATCGAAATATGGATACTTTTTATTAATTAATGCGATGTAGTCGTTTTTAGTTACTGCACGATTTTGTGACAAATATGCTTTAGGTGCGCTAAAACGAATACTGTCAATTGTTTCAATATCAGCACCAGCTGAAGCACTTTGGGCTGTTGTGACAGAAACGTTACTGAAACCGTCTAAACTATCAATTAGTGAAAACGTATTTGCTTTATTAGATAAAGGACCATCGGTAATCAAATAACTAATTACAACAAGATTACCATCCTCTAGTTTTTTACCGAGAACGTTATCGCCGAAGTATATTTGATATTTCCCATTATCAACTTCATCAACATAGTATACTGGGCTAGTTGCTTCAACAACGGAAGCATCTTCTGCCAACACAAACTTTTCTGTTTGTAGATTTGTTGCAGACTTTTGAATGGTAACTTCGATCGTTGATGTATCAATTCCTGTATCAGGAAGTTTAAATTTTTGTTGTGGATTTGTTAAGTCATCTACCACAAAAGTATAGATGAGTGGAACACCTTGTTTGATTACGGCATTTGGTAAAGTAAACTTACCATTGGTTTTTTCTAAAGTTTTATCTTCGAGTAAAACGAATGTGAAATTTGTTCCATTTATATTTTCGCTTCTGAAGCGTGTGAAGCGAGGAATCAAAAGCAAATTTTGATTGCTTTCGCCAACGCCAGGAGTGACCTCAACATTAACTCGAGCAATTGGCGCTACTCTTGATCTTGGCATATATCCTAAAAGTTTTGCGTGCGAAACGACAGACGATCTAAGATCAGCAGTATCCATAAACATTTCATTCGCAATCATATTTGTGTAATATGACATGTAGTGAGTGTTGTATGCAAGAATATCCATAAGAATATTCAAGCCTGCACCCTCGAAATCATAATCCGTAAATTCTGGTTTCGATTTGATGAAATTTTTCAGATTATCTTTAATGTTCTGAAATTCTAATTCAGTTATTCGAATTTTCGATTCTGCCATTTTAAATAACCTATCTTAATCTTTCTAGGAAGATGCTTACTGTTACTGGTTCTAAACGATTTACGATAAAAAACTCAATTGTGATGTTGTAGCCCTGATTATCATAATCGGACTGAACATAAACATTACGAAGTTTGACACGAGGTTCATAATTTGCAATAGTGAGTTCAATTTCTTTCTGTAATAAAATTCCCGTTTCTGCCGTCATTGGTTCAAAAAGTAAACGACGAACGTTAGATCCAATTGATGGATTAAATGGTTTTTCGAAATAGTTCAAAAGTATCAAATTTTTAACTGCGGTGACAATCGCGCGATCGCCGACCTTTCGATTTACATCTTTAGTGACTGGATTTGCGCCAAAGTTTAAATCTAAATCGGCATATGTTCTTGATACGTTTGATGTCATTTTACTACTTAAAGTTAATAGAATTATTTATTAGGTTACGCCAAACGGTGGTAGCCTTGTTTGTATAATCTATGGTTGTTGAAAGTTGCATTTTTAACCACAGTTGTGCCTGCTGGTCGGTTTCCAGACTTATTATATGAGATATGAATCCAAGGCAAACCAGATCCTGTTGTTTTATATTCTAAAAGTAACTGATCATGCGGTACGTTATCGCGGATAAAGAGGACAATATCGTAGTATTCTGATTTACT